AGAAAGATATTTTTCATACAGGTAAAAGAAGATAAATAATAGTAGCATATAACGGATACTATTATGACTAAAAAATTAGAAGACTTGTTAAACTTGCCAGATGCTCAGGAAATGATAAATGAAGAGCAAGAAAAATCTGTGCCTGTTGAACAACAAGATACATTTAGAGATATTGAAGAACTTGATAAAATTGCAGCAGCATTACCTCAAGTAAAAGGTTTAGGCGAGTTAGCAGACAAAGAACTAAATGAAGTTGCAGACAAAGCAATGCAAGCATATGACGATTTAATGGATTTAGGAATGAATGTCGAAAGTCGTTACAGCGGTCGAGTATTTGAAGTTGCAGGTAATATGCTCAAAACAAATCTTGATGCAAAAGTAGCCAAGTTGGATAAAAAGCTCAAAATGGTTGAGTTACAATTAAAAAAACAAAAAATGGATCAGGACAACTTTGGCGATAATGGCGGTTTTACTGAAGGCGAAGGCTATGTTGTAACCGACAGAAACAGCTTGTTAGAAAAGCTTAAAGGTATCGATAAAGATAAATAGTATATAATAGGATCCTTACAATGAAAAGTATTAAAGAAATATTAACAGAATCTCACAAAACATATCCATGGAAGATTGGTGTCGCTGGTCCGTTGCCAGAAGGTTGCGAAGATCAAATACGCAGATGCATGGAAAAATGGACAGTTGCTAGTTGGACAAAAGGCAAAAAAACACCTATTCAAGAACGTCCACTAGATTTTCCACAGTTGGAAAATATTGATGTACAGTATTGGGATGCAGAAGTGCGTTATCCTACAACTAGAGAAAGTGTACAAGAATATATTGCACAATGCTGTGACGTACCGGCAAGTCATGTTATTGTAAGACATCCTGAAGAGCCGCAAGAATTGTATCAACAAGAAAAAGAAAGCGGTCCTTATGAAACACTTCTAACACAAGAAGACATGGGCGGAGAGAGTGCTCAAAGAGATGCAGGCGAAAATCGCATTATGGATCTATTGAAAGAACTAGAAACAGCACGTAAAGAGCGTGGTGATACGTCCAGTGGTTTAAAAATGGAAGCAACGAAAGAAGAACCACAAAACAACCAAAGCGTAGTGGGGAACTAAGATGCAAGATAAATCAATGCAAGATATACTGTCAAACTTTTTAAAAGCAGGACGCCTAGAAGAAACCAACGTTACTGAATGCGGCATGTCAGAAGATGGCATGGAAAGCGGCGTAACATTAAAAACAAGCAGTGCAAGCGAAATGGCAGAAATCCTTAGAGCATTAGCAGGTGTAGAAAATAAACCAGCTATGCCTCCTATGGATGCACCAATGGATGCACCGATGGATATGCCGGTAAAAATGAAACTTCCAATGGGAGAACCAGAAGAAGCAGAAATGGAAGATTACGACAACGAGCCAGAAGAAGAATTCATGGACATGGATGATGTACTTCCAAGCGGTGACGACTTACATCGTAAAAAGGATCTAAAAGCAATGCGTGTAAAAGATCCTGCTGTAGAAACAGCATCTATTAAAGATCGTTTATGGGCAGCATTAAACGAAAAAAAGTCGACATGCAGTGAGTGCGGCAAGCCTAGCTATACTACACTGCCAGAAGATAAACAAAAGGGCGTAGACGGCAAAGTATGCTGGAAAGGCTACAAGCGCATGGGCACCAAAATGAAAGGTGGCAAGCGTGTGGATAATTGTGTAAAAATGTAAACACTCCCCAGACTTCAATAGCGCCTAAGGGCGCTATTTTTTTGACTAAGTAAAATATGAGCTACTTTTCAAATGAACAAATTGACTATCTATATACACAAGTAAATAATCCAATTGGCGAAACTGTGTCAATTTGCCACGAGTGTTACAAACATGTTCCTGCACTTAAATACGAAATAGACAATAAATTGTATATGGTAAAGTATTGTGAAGAACATGGCGTGCATAGATATGTAATAGAAAACGATTACGAATTTATAAAAAATCTTACATGTAGCTATGATACATTCAATTTTAATAATCAAGTTATGCTTGAGATAAGTGACAAATGTAATTTAGAATGTCCGCATTGTTATCATATACCCAACAACAAAATTAAAGATCCGTCAATTGATATTTTGATGAATCAAATCAAAACAGTTGATAAAGAAGTAAAGCAACAAACAAATAGTATAGAATGGAGTCTTTGTTTAGCAGGAGCAGAATCTGCTATGCATGAAAATTTCCACGAATTATTACAAGAAATAAAAAATTATAATAATGGTATCTTTATACAATGTATGACCAATGGTGTTAGATTTGCAAAAGAAGATTTTACAAAAAAATGTAAACAAGCAGGATTACAAGCAAATTTAATTGGCCTAAATCATCCTAATTATATTGGTAATAAAACTATCAGAAAAAAACAAGAAACAGCTATAGATATGTCTTTCAAATATAAAATTGGTTTAGGGTATATAAGTTATACAATGTCAAATTTAGAAGAAATGGAATATATTCTAAATGAAATAACAACAAAACATTGGAAGCCGCATCACTATAGAATTAGATACGGTAGCGATATTGGCAGGAATATAGGACAAGAACGTTTATATCTAAGTGATGTTTATAAAATGTTTGAAAAATGGTGTAAAGATAATAACCAAGAATTTAAACTTTTAGAAAATAGAGATAATAACATTTATCACATTATGGTGCGTGTAGGCAAACACACTATACGTTTGATACAATGGTGCGATGAATATGATATCGACATGGAAAATTTAATTTCTGGTCCGTGGAGTTGGTTTGTGCACGGCGGCAGAACAAATTTTTTAAATCAGATTATTAGACGCAATGCATTTAAAAACAAAGGTATTTTTTTACAGGACAAGCCTCCATTGAGATATCAAATGCAATTGTTTCCTACAAAAACAAAACTTGACCTAAGAAACCTGGAATAAATACTGTATGAGTAAATCACTAGACGGCGTCTTAATTAAAAAAGCCAACAAACAAGAAACATATACTAACGAACAAGTAGAGCATTTGTTAAAGTGCATGGATCCTGATACTGGCTATTTGTATTTTGCAGAACATTTTGCACACATACAGCATCCTGTAAAAGGTAAATTGTTGTTTGAACCGTTTGAGTATCAATTAGGTTTGATGGAAAGTTATCATAATTACAGATTTAATATAAACATGATGCCACGACAAACTGGCAAAACTACTTGTGCTAGCATTTACCTTGCATGGTATGCTATGTTTAATCCAGATCAAACTATTCTTATCGCAGCGCACAAATACACAGGTGCACAGGAAATCATGTCACGTATACGCTATGTGTATGAGACTTGCCCTGATTTTGTACGTGCAGGCGTAACAAGTTATAATAAAGGTAGTATTGAATTTGAAAATGGCAGTAGAATTATTAGCCAAACAACCACAGGAAATACAGGACGTGGTTTGTCTATCTCGCTACTATACTGTGACGAGTTTGCATTTGTGCAACCTAATATTGCTGAAGAGTTTTGGACTTCAATATCACCTACACTAGCAACAGGTGGTCGTGCTATTCTTACAAGTACACCAAACAGTGACGAAGATACATTTGCTACTATTTGGAAACAAGCAGAAGACAAGTTTGACGAATATGGTAATGAAAATGCAGTTGGACGTAATGGCTTTCATGCATTCCGTGCAGATTGGTGGGAACACCCTGACAGAGACGAAGAATGGAAGAAAGACGAAATAGGCCGTATTGGTGAAGAGAAGTTTAGACGTGAGTATGGCTGCGAGTTCTTGGTATTTGATGAAACACTTATTAACAGTATTAAACTAGCAGCAATGGAAGGTATAAATCCAGTACTTAATATGGGTCAAACACGTTTTTATGAAAAAATTGATCCAAAGAAAAACTATGCTGTTGCATTAGATCCAAGTATGGGCACAGGCGGAGACTATGCAGCAATACAAGTTGTAGAACTTCCGACATACAAACAGGTTGCAGAATGGCAACACAATACAACTGCTATACCTGGACAAATACGTGTACTAAATGACATACTCAAATATATTGCTGATCAGAGAAAAAGCGATAACGGTATATATTGGAGTGTTGAAAACAACGGTTTAGGCGAAGCAGCACTAATTGTTATAAATGACTTTGGTGAAGAAAATATGCCAGGATTGTTTATCAGCGAACCAATACGCAAAGGACATGTACGCAAGTTCCGCAAAGGATTTAATACTACACATAGCAGTAAAGTTACAACTTGTGCTAGGCTAAAAACAATGGTCGAAAATGACCAACTAAGCATTAAAAGCAAACCACTTATCAGTGAACTAAAATCATATATTGCTACAGGTAGCAGTTATCAAGCAAAACCAGGCGCAACAGATGATTTAGTTAGTGCAATGATCTTAGCGTTAAGAATGATTGCAGTTATGAAAGATTGGGATCCTGCAATATACAACAGTTTTGTACAGATTGATAACGAAATGGATGATTATGAAATGCCCATGCCTATTTTTATAAGCAGCAACTTTTAGATAAATAATATTATGAAGAAACTTGATAAAATATCTGCGGACTTATTTAATAAGATCAGAGGACGTTTTGAAAACGTCACAATTGGTGACGAAAACGGACAAGTAACTAACGTGCCCGAAGATGCACGTTATTTTGATTTTGCCTATCTTGCTGATGGGGTTGATTTAGGCAAAGTAAGTGTAGCAATAGATCCTGAAGCAGGATTAAGTGTAATAGTCGGTAGAGATATTGCACAGGGTCAAATGGAAGAAGTACAAGATGGCTGGTACAACTTTTTAAAAGAGTTACGTGTATTTGCTAAAAAACGTATGATGAAATTTGAAGTAAGAGATATTAATAAAAGCAATTTAAACAAAAGAGATTATCAGTTTTTAGCACAAAACCGCAACGGAGAAAATACAATGGCCGAGTCAAAGATGTATGGAAACGATCGTACAAGTTTCCAAAAAGTAGGCAAAGCAAAAATAGCAATCAAGCATAGTGCGCCTATTAATGTAGAAAATGCAAGTAGTCGTACTAGCAAAATTAGCAAAATTTTTATTGAATCACCAGAAGGTGAAAAATTTAAATTTCCTTACAAACACATTGCAGGTGCAAGAGCATTAGCATTACATATTAGTGAAGGCGGTCATGCATATGATGACTTTGGCAAGTACATTACAAGCCTTAGCGAAGAAATGCATAAAATTCGTAAGTTAAATACTTACATGGGTCGTAGCACTGTTATGGCAGAAACACTAGATCAGTACAGCGATATACTAAAAGGTAGAATTTCTGAAGTACGTAAAGAAATTTCTAATTTACAAAAACCTGCATATTATGCAGAAGCAGTTGCAAATTTTGTAGCAGCAGAGACAATTGAAGTTCCAGAAGAAGTTGCGGAAAACTGGATTGATCAATTAACAATTAAACAATTTAATGAAGAACTAAAAGATGTATTTCCATATGTTTACAAACTAATTGGTGAGGCAACAAAGGCAGAAGAATTAGATTTTGATGATTTAGTTGCAGAAGCAGAAAAACAAAAAGGCGTAGACGGTAAGGCATGTTGGGATGGATACAAGCGTATGGGCACCAAAATGAAAGGTGGCAAGCGTGTAGACAATTGTGTTCCAATTAAGAAAGAATCTGTCGACGATATGTTAGAAGCAGCGATTGATCAATTAATGGGTCAGTTTGCCGAAGACAAATACGAAGGCGATGACGAACCAATGTCAGTTAAAATGACACCAGATGGAGGCATTGAAAAGGCTGATGAAAAACCAAAGACACCAATTGGCGAGTTCATTCTATCTTACTTTGATAGAGAAAACGGAACTTTTCCAAAAGGCGAAACAGCAGTACTTACTATGGTAGAAAAAGATTACGGTCCGCAATATGTAGAACCGGCTGCTAGATTTATTCAAAAAGTAGAATCAATGGTTGCGCAACGTCAGGCAGAAGAAATGGCAAGCAGCAGATATCCTGAAACAGATAGAATTAAAGCGTTAGCCGGTTTAAGATAATCGGCTAACATTTTGAAAATTTTGTCAAAAAAATACTTGACAAGATAAATAACTTTGTGTAGTATTATAACTGTGCTACACATTATTAGGCACAAAGCACATAGGCAATATTATAGGAGGCATTACTATGGCATCATTAGCAGAAATTAGAGCAAAACTTGCAGAACAAGAGAACCGTTCATCAGGAACTAGTTCAAGCGGCGGCGATAACGCAATTTACCCATTTTGGAATATGAAAGAAGGCGAACAGGCAACGTTACGTTTCTTGCCTGATGGCAATTCTGACAACACATTCTTTTGGGTTGAACGTTTAATGATTAAACTTCCATTCAGTGGTATTAAAGGTGATACAAGTTCACGTCCAACTACTGTAAACGTTCCATGTATGGAAATGTACGGAGAATCATGTCCAATTCTACAAGAAGTACGTGGTTGGTTTAAAGATCCATCATTAGAAGATATGGGTCGCAAGTATTGGAAAAAACGTTCTTATATCTTCCAAGGTTTTGTTACAGATGATCCGCTAAAAGAAGATTCAACTCCAGATAATCCGATTCGTCGTTTTATTATCGGTCCACAAATCTTCCAATTAATCAAAGCAGCACTTATGGATCCAGACATGGAAGAACTACCAACAGATTACACTGCTGGTGTTGACTTCCGTTTGTCAAAAGGTTCTAAAGGTGGTTACGCAGACTACGGTGCAAGTAACTGGGCACGTAGAGAGCGTCCGTTGAGTGATGCAGAAATGAATGCTGTTAACACACATGGTTTGTTTAACTTAAATGACTTCCTACCTAAAAAGCCAGACGAAACAGCAGTTAAAGTATTAACTGAAATGTTTGAAGCAAGTGTAGATGGCGAAGCATATGATCCAGATCGTTGGAGTAATTACTTCCGTCCTGCAGGTATGGCAGCACGTACTGGTGATCCAAACACACAGAACAATACTCCAACACCGGCTCCACAACCAGCAGCAGCACCTGTACAAGAAATTGTAAATGATACTGGTTGGCAAGATCCAGCACCTGCTCCAGCAGCACAACCTGAACCAGCACCTGCTCCGGCAGAAAATGCAGGCGGCGCACAAGACATTCTCGCAATGATCAGAGCACGTCAAGGTCAGTAAAAACAATGCTGTAGGCTTGTTTTTTAACAAACAAGTCTACAGACTTTACGCTTTTTAGAATAGGAGATATACATGGCTACTAAGGCATTCGATCCTAGTAAATTTCGAAACTCATTAACTAAGTCAATTAAAGGTATGAGTGCAGGCTTTAATGATCCGCAAGACTGGATCAGTACAGGAAACTATGCACTAAACTATTTGCTTAGTGGTGATTTTCGCAAAGGTATTCCGCTAGGTAAAGTAAGTGTATTTGCAGGTGAATCAGGCGCCGGTAAATCGTATATTGTAAGTGGTAACATTGTTAAGTCAGCACAAGAACAAGGCATCTTTGTTGTGCTTATTGACAGTGAAAACGCACTTGACGAAAGTTGGCTACATGCACTAGGTGTAGAAACAACAGAAGATAAAATCTTAAAACTTAATATGGCAATGATTGATGATGTTGCTAAAACTATCTCAACATTTATGTCAGATTACAAAGACATGGCTGAAGAAGACCGTCCTAAAGTATTGTTTGTTATTGACTCTTTAGGTATGCTTATGTCACCAACTGAACTTAACCAGTTTGAAGCAGGTGATATGAAAGGTGATATGGGTCGTAAAGCCAAAGCATTAAAAGCACTTGTAACTAACTGTGTGAATATGTTTGGTTCATACAACGTGGGTATGTGTGTTACTAACCATACTTACGCATCACAAGATATGTTTGATCCGGATGATAAGATTTCAGGCGGTTCAGGCTTTGTGTATGCAAGTTCAATGGTTGTAGCAATGAAAAAACTAAAACTCAAAGAAGATGCAGATGGTAACAAAACATCAGAAGTAAACGGTATTCGTGCAGCGTGTAAAGTTATGAAAACACGTTACGCTAAACCGTTTGAAAGTGTACAAGTAAAAATTCCTTATGAAACAGGAATGGATCCTTATTCAGGCATGTTTGATTTGCTTGAGAAAAAAGGATTGCTTGAAAAACAAGGTAATCGCTACAAGTATATTGATAGCGAAGGTAACGAACATCTAGAATATCGTAAAAACTGGACAGGTGAACTACTCGAAATGGTCATGGCAGATTTACCAGCAAAAGAAGAACAAATGGTAAATATGGCAGAAGCGAACGAAGAAGTCGTGGATCATAACGAGGAGTTGATCGATAATGAATGAAGAACAGATGCTTGATGTCTGGAATCTATTTAAAGAATATCTAGATAAAAAACAAATCGATATCATTGCAGAGAAGTATGTTGACATGTTAGCAGACTACGGAGTTGATGATATCGAATTTAAATCAATGCTAGGTAATGATAAAGATTTAGATTCTGCTATTAATTACTTTCTAGAAATGGATGATGTTGATTTAGATGATGCATACGATGATTGGGATGAATAATGGCATGGTATAGTCGTGTTAGTAGAGATATTTCTCAAATACCGGCAGCAATACAATACTTTGAAACTGAGTTAATCGAAGCAAAAAGAGAATGTAAAATCAGCGGCAGTATCGAAAAGGCTGCCGCTGCTATGCCTGGTATTGTTGAGCACAGATTCAATCAACTTCAAGAAATTGAAGCAATACTTGAATACCTAAATATTGAACTAAGAAAATTACGTAGCCAATTTTTTAAGAAATATCTTGAAAACTATCAACGTGCATTAAGCAGCAGAGATGTTGAGAAGTATGTTGACGGCGAAGCAGACGTTTGTGACTACGAAAAAATTATCAATGAGTTTGCACTCATGCGTAATAAATGGTTAGGTGTATTAAAAGCACTTGACCAAAAGCAATGGCAACTTACTAATATTGTGAAATTGCGTGTAGCAGGAATGGAAGATGCTACTCTTTAAACCACAAGTAATCAACGTGTTGTTGAACAATAAGTTGATATCCTAAATCCTTCATATAATTGTAGTAAGTTAGATCACCTGACTTACTACCGTTATCTTCCATACAGATATATGTAATTTTTTGTTTAGTCCAATCAATGCAGTCCATGATAGTAAGTTCTGCACCTTCAACATCAATTTGTAAGTAATCAATTGTTTTAGGAAATTTCATACTTGCCCAACTTTTAGTAGGTACTGTAATGCTACTTGCTTGACTAAGTCTGTCAATGTGATATTGATCTAATGTTTCTGTAATTCCGTTCCATGCAGGATCGTTGTGATATGTGCTAAATTCAATAGTTGTATCTTCTTTCCAAATAGCAACATTTTCGCATCTACATCTACGATTACGTTTTAGTTGTTCAAAACTTGCAGGAGTTGGTTCTACACAAACTCCGTCCCAACCTGCTCTTTCCAAAATATATGTGCTGTTCTTTTTACGACCATCAAAGGCTCCAATTTCAACATAAAAACCTGGCTTGTTATTTTTCCAAACAGCATCTTGGAATATTGCAGTCATTCTAGGGTGTTTCATAATTGTATCCAAACTTTGTTATTTCATCATTGTATTTATTATATACATACTTAATTGTACTTTCGGTATAGTACTTTTTGTAATTATCTCTTTGTGTTTTATTAATATGCGGTAATGGAATATGTATGTCTAGCATATCTTGAATAAGTTTAAAATCTTTGTTTAAAGTTTCAAATTTTAAAACATAGTCAACATTTAAATATTCACTCTGAGGTGTAATGTGTCCATTATGTAACCAGTATTCAAATCCCTTGTTTAAAAACTTTTTCTTTTTGTTTTGAATTTCAACATTATACTTGTCTTTGCGATTATCTATTAAATGAGGATTATTTTTAATCAAGTTGAGATTGTAATCTATTTTTTTATATTCATAAAAGTAAGAACTAACTGCCCAATCCCAAGGATTACGCACTACTGCAAAACTAAAATTAATATTAGGAAATTGTTGTTTTGCTTCATCTAAACTACAATGTAATTTCCAGTGTACACAGTCTGTGTTATCTAATAACCATTTTTGTATACTACTACCACCAGTTTTAGGATTGTGAATAAAACAAAGATTGTGTTCTTTTACAAATATTGCCATAGAAATATTTATTAAATACACTATGTCACAATGGATAGATAGATGGGCAAAGCCTGAACACACTGAAAGCAGAAAAGCAGAATTCTTAGCCGTAGATAATCATTTAAATTTTGCTCCTGTAAACATACTAGATATAGGATGCGGTTTAGCAAAAGAAAGCGAATATTTTCAAAAAAAATACAATAGTAATCTTTGGTTGTTAGAAGGCGAACAATCTAATACAGGAAGAGACGTTAAATGGGGTAGTGCTGAAAGTTTTAGTTTTTATAATAAAATAAATGATTTAAAAACATCGTGGAATTCGAGACAACTAAGATACAATTTTGTAGATGCTAATAATATACAAATAGATGACGATGTAAAGTTTGATTTAATTTACAGTGGTGTAAGTTGTGGATTTCATTATCCTGCAAATACTTACAAAAATTTAATTAAAAAACATTCACATGAAAATACCAAAATTGTTTTTGACTTGCGCACAAGAATAATACATCAAGATGTTGAGATATTAGAAATCATACAAGAAACTAAAAAACAAATTAAAGCAGTTATCTGTTTTACAAACTAACATAAACTACGCATATAAATACTGCATGAAAACAGTATTAGTTACAGGTGGATTTGATCCATTACATTCCGGACATATTGAATATTTTAAAGCAGCAAAACAATTAGGTGATAAACTAGTAGTTGGCTTAAACAGCGATGAATGGCTTGTAAATAAAAAAGGTAGGCCATTCATGCCTTTTGAAGAACGTGCAGCAATTGTAAAAGAACTTGCTTGTGTTGACGAAGTAATGCTAGTAAAAGATGATGACACTGGCGGTACAACACAGGCTATCGGATATTTACTAGCAACAAATACAGGTAAATTGATTGTTGCAAACGGCGGTGACAGAGTTGATGGAGAGATACCTGAACAAAAACTCTATGGGGATCATAAAGACGTAGAATTTGTTTTTGGAGTAGGTGGTGAAGATAAGAAAAACAGCAGCAGTTGGATTCTTAAGAATTGGGACAAACCTGTTACAAAACGAGCATGGGGCGAATATAAAATATTAGATCGCAACGGCGAATGGCAGGTTAAAGAACTTACATTTTATCAAGGAAAATCACTAAGCGATCAGCGCCACTTTAAACGCAGTGAACATTGGCATGTAGTTGATGGTGTTATTAATATGTTCCTTGAAGATAAAACAGGCAGAAGAACTAGCACACTATTAACACC